TAACAACGGTATCAGTCATTAGGCTGGTACTACGTTAGAACCTTGAGTAAAGGCCACTGTACTTGAACCAGTGAAGGATACTGTGGCTTCAATCATATTGTCGTGTGGTGCTTTCAAAGCAAAATCAGTGATAATCACATAACCTTGCCATACATCATCCACTGGTGTACCTGATTCATAATCGATATACAATTTAACGCCTACTGGATTATCACCAACTAGACCTGCTGTACCATTTAGAACAGCGATTGGATTGGCTCCACCGTATAGATTGTCTGTATCAACAATAATGTCAGCACTACCTGACCATTCACCTAGACCTTTTAAGTAAGTCTTGGAATCTTGACCCATAACACTAGTTTCAATAGTGGATGCTTTAATATCCACTGAAAAACTTTTGATCTGAGCAAGGTTTACATCGTGTGTGCCATTGTTGATATAAATGGCACCGTTGTTTCCTGTCAATAAACTCATAATGCCTCCTTAGGCTGTGAATGTTACACTACCACTTCCAGTAAAAGAAATAGTTGCTTCTACCATATTATCGTGTGGAACTTTCATTGCGAAGTCAGTTACGATTACGTTACCTGTGAATTTCTTACCTGTTGGGCTACCTACTGAATCAAGATAACCTGTAAATGCTACTGGCGCATCGCCAACCGCACCACTTGTACCAATCAATTGAGGAACAGCGGTGGCGCCGCCTGTTAAATTGGTTAGATCAACGATAACATCTGCTGAACCTGCCCACTCACCAAGGCCTTTTACATAGGTCTTAGCATCTATACCCATTGATGTGGTTTCGATTGTTGCTGATTTGATGTCAATGCTGAAAGATTTCACGCTTGCTAGATTTTGGCTGTTGATTGAGACAACGCCATTATTACCTGTTAATATGGACATTATTTTTCTCCTGTAGAAATGTCATTGCCCAGATCTTCTGTTACGGCCTCTGGTGCTGTCTCCGCTGGTTTTTCAACCGTTTTTGGTTTTGGTTTTGGTTCTTGCCAACCATTTGCCAAATATTTGTTTAATTGTTCTGCGTTTACTTCGCGAACAACGCCATCTTTGATTAATAACATTATTTTTTCCCCTTTTTGATAGGACGAGCGACGATCTTTCCACTGTCCACAACCTTACCCAGGGTCTGTTCTGTTTTGGGTAAGGTTTTTGGCGCCGGATTCGCTCCCGGTTCTTTTACTAGATCCCAGCCAAGGCTACGATAATAGGCCAATTGCTGTTCTGGGATTAATCTGCTGGAACTGTTGAATGCTACTTTAATCATAATTGTGTTCTTGGGAAGTAATAATCAACATCATAAGTTAGGTTGATTTGTGCTAGAGGTGGCATACGAGGAACTAATATGATTTCCTTGACCTGGCTATCTCTAACTATGCCTGGCAATCCACGATAACGATCCTGATCCAACTGTTGTTCTATGCTGGTGGCTATTTCATTCATACGGCGATCTAATTCTGTACCACGTACAAAACAACGCAATAGATATTGAATTGTGCCTGAACGAACGCCAACACCAGGAGCACCACTGGTCTCGGTCATTTTCTTTTCGTTCATTGTTTGAATCAAGATTGCTGGAAACTGAGTGATGGCCAAACGCTGTGGATCGAATGGTTCACGAGTCACATAAGGAGCGTGTTCCAAGATTTCCATCTCAGTAAGAACACGAACGATGTCTTGGGCTATTTGTTCACGGATCATTATCTACGCAACTTTAAGTATTCTGTTGGGGTTTCTTCTACAGGTTCAAATATACCATTGGCATTATCATCGTAATGTACACCATCACGGATACAAAGGTCCATTTCGTCTTCAAAGCGTTTACGATAAAACTCCATCATAACTTGAAAACGATCCAAGTTAGGTTCAAATTTTGTAAGTCTAGGAAGGATATAAAAATGTAGTGCGTGATATACAGTGGCTTTGACGAACTGTGTTGGATCTAATTTAGCAGGTTCCATTTGTATGAAAGCACCTACAAAACGTAGATCTAGTCGACCGTATTTCACATAAGAAGGCCACCAACGAATCCTAAGATAGCGTTTAATGTCGGAAGTTGATTGTTGTAAAGCATCATCATATTCTAAGATACCATAGTCTTGAATAGTGGGTTCAACGGCAATTAAGTCGTCAATAGATGCGTATTGGATTGAGTCTGGCATAAGGTCCTTCCTTAGACAATGTGTAGTCCTACTACACTAATATACTATTTACCCTCGCCAGTAAAAAAGCCAAGGAAAAGCCCCTGTTTCCAGAGGCCTTCCATAATCGTCGGAGAATTTAGTCAGAGTCTATTCAACTCTGATTCTATCTTTTAGTCAGTGTTTGTACCAACAGCAAAGTTAGAAGTACTTGCGTCCAAGTCTACTTGAACACCCCAAGTACTGTAACTAGATCCATCAACTGGTCCAAGTGCTGAAGCACCCATAACCATAGAACCTACTACGTCCTCACCACGCTTCAATGCTTGGCGTTGTGTTTCTAAACGAATATCGCGTTTTAGAGCAATACCAAGAGCGGCTGGACTGAATACAGCACCTAATTTGCTTGTTGATAATGAACCTGCTGGAACAACTGTTGATTCATAAATCTTGATACCAGCGATTGTACCTACATATCCTGTTTGTAATGCTTCATTACCAAGATTAGATGGGTTATTCAACTGTGAACCACCGTAACCGGCTAATTCACGCTTCAAGTTGTAAACAACATATGGATGGAAAATACCAATATAACCTTGTGCTTGTGGAGCCAAGTTAGCACGAAGTTGAGCGGCCATCTTGAAGAAAGCAGATGCTGTTAATTCGCTTGTACCTGCTGTGATACCACTTGCTGGTTGGAAGTTAGCAAATGCGGCAAATGCTGTTGAATCCATTTGTTGTGCTAAAGCACCACCCATAACATTACCTAATTGTGTTGCTAGGTCATATGCGGATGTTTCACGGATTTGATCACTGATAGTAGCCGCTGTAGCATATTCAGCAACATTGATAGTTTCAGTTGTTGGTTTCCACTGGTCGTCAATTGACATAATTGCCCCTTCAGTAGTAGCAGTTACTTGAGCACGGCCAAATACTGGAACTTGAACAGTCTTACCTTGTGTGTTAACGATGTCGTAGATTGTTCCTACTTCACGTGCGATTGATTGCTCATACAATGCGAACAAAGCCGCTTGTGATAGTTGGTTTGTAAATAACGAGGTAGTACTCGTTGTAAAATAATTTCCTGATAATGACATTTTAGTCTTCCTTTAATTTTATCTTCGGCCTGCCATTGCTTGTTTGTATAACTGGCGATGCTGAGGATTGGCCATATCTAATTTAGAAATGTCTATATCCTTGTTGAAATCACTTGGCGCTATGCTGGACTGACCATTGCTGGTACTTGGTCCTGCCGCCACGAAATGTGGGTTGGTTGTGAGGAATTCCTTCACTAAATCTTTGACTGTCATTGGCAGACCAGAATCGTTATATCTAACAGATCCATTACGGTCAACGATTTCAACCTCATTATCATCACCTAACCTAACTTGACTTTTAAGTAGAGCCTTAACTTGCTCGGCATTAACAGCCTTTAGGTTAGCGGCGGCTTCTATTAAGGGTGTATCTACTCGATACTCACGGATAATAGAATCACGCTTGCTGATTTCCGCATCTTTCTTTGCCGCCAACTCTTGAATAATCTTATCATACTCTCCACGACTTTTAGCATCTTCCAATTGCTTGGCTTGTACTTGTTCGCGAAGTTTTCTTAATTCTTCCAAGTCACCTAATTCTTCATAGGGCTTCAAGGCTTTCTTAAGAACGGCAGATTTCATTCTTGCCATATGATCGTCAAACTCTTTTTGTGAGTAAGTGCGACCTTCCTGATTTTCTAATTCTGTTTTAGTGATATTAGACGCATCAGTTGCGTCTTGGTTGTTTAGTTGTGCCAATGTGTTTAGTGAGTCCATTGTTTCCTCGCCTCCTCAGGAGTGGTTGTTTGTTAGTTATTTATAACACCTGTTATAAAATCACCAATATTTACTTCTTTTTTGAGCCGTGATAGTTTTTTTGACCTGGTGCGGCTTTCTTCTCACGAGCGATCTCGCCAATTACACCACCTGGAACGCCAGCGGCTTTTAATTGTGCGGCACGACCACCGTGACCTAATGCGTTTGATTTACCTTTGTAGGTACCTGACTTTTTTGTATCCATTATCTACCTCTTCCTGTTGATCGAGCCATAGGTTTGTTGACCATTGGCTTGGGTTTGTGTGCTGTGTTCATAGCAATGGCAATAGCCTGTTTTTGTGGACGACCCGCGGCTATTTCTGTACGAATATTACTAGCAATAGTCTTAGCACTTGAACCTTTCTTTAATGGCATATTATTCTTTCCTATTAGTGTAACCACCTTCAGTTTCCTGAGGTGGACTTTCTGTTGAATCCAACATCCAGTCTAATTTATGTACCTGTTGTAGGTAATCAGCAATAATATTCTGAAGTCCATA